ATCCCCGTGAGATTCACGGTCGAGTTTTTAACACCAAAGAAGAGTATGATGAGGCACTTGCTGACTACATCAACGGTCTCTGATTAACCTACTTAACTAAATTTAACCTACTTAACTAAATGCTTGAGTTTATCCTTGCTACCGCAATCATCGTCGGTAAAGTAGACATCGGACCTGATAAAGTTGTCTATCAGGTATTAACTGACGACGGACAAATTGTTGAGGTCATTGACACTAACCCCACCACTTCTTTCTGATGACGATGACTGAAACTAACGACAACATCATGTCCAAAGAAGTGATGATCGGTATGCTGAAAGTTGCCAACAATGGTAATGATCTGCTTACTATTCTTGACTCCCTTGTTGAGAACGAAGGAGACAACATTACCACTGATGCAGTTAGTTTCAGTGGTCAACCTGTGAACTTCTGATAGTAAGTAAGGGGGTCATTTGGTCCCCCTTTTTTACTCAAATGTATAAAGATTATGCTTTTTTTCTATTAAAAAAGGTTTTATAAATGTATATGAGTTGTTTATACTGTTCTTGAGAATGATCAGTTTAAGTATACTCAGCAGGGTATCTGAAGGGTCTTGAGAGTTACTCAGAGGGTCTTTTTATTCTCAATTAAATGTTCTCGGGGTGATGATTATGCTCTCTCTAAATGTCTCTAGGAGTAGTGATCTAAGCGAGCAGTCTATCACGAACTCTCAGAAATGTCAACCGGGCGCTCATAAGTTTTCTGAGGGATTGACAACACAAAAATATCAGTCTTCCTTATAAATACTGATTGGACGATTGACAATATCTCTCAGACATTCTATACTAGTTAAGTATCACCAACGGAGTCAGTCTCATGTCAGTCGCTATCAGTCAGGCACAGAAGCAACGTTATAGAATTACGCTGGATATTGAGGTGATGGAAGACTTTGACCCGCATCAGATTCATTGGGAGGATCTATTTGAACTGGAAGGATCTGAGAGGGTTATTGACAGTTATGTAGAGGACCTGAGTGTACCTGTCCGTTGGTAGATTAGCAGTCTCATTGATACTTAATAACACGGGGGTGAGTGTTAGTTAACGCGAACAGCAGTTGACATCAGTTTGCTTCCGTGATATAATAGAGGAGAGTATCAGTTTTTGACAGTTATTATGGGGCGTTCGTTGTTATCGTCGGCGGGCGTGATATAAAATCGATGGGTCCCTTTAACCTACAGAGGTGACAATTCGACCTCGATATACAATGCGAAAGTTAATTTCATAATTGAAAAAAAATTCCGCGCAAAAAATTTTTATGGAAAAGGTTTATCACATTTACGCAAAGCAAGAGTGTTTATATAACAATTTAACTGAGGAACAATTTAATGATACATGGAAAACCCTCAAGGGAATGGTTGGTCTAATGAAGACTGATTATGACCTTGAGGATTTGTCTTATGAGGTATGTACTCGCGCCTTTGAAGAATCTAAACCAACAGGTCACAATAGTTATTGAAAGGTGAGGTAATCTCGATAATAATTATCGAGATTGACATTCTACATAATACACGTTATACTTGAACTGAAGCAATTTCAAAAACATGGCAAAAGGATTTACAGTAAAAGCAAATAAGTCCAAGAAGACTCAAGAACCTGAGTGGGACTATCAAGCAATCAAAGAAAGGATGAGAGGAAAAACGATTGTATTTTGTCTTCCTGGACGTGGATGTTCATTTACATTCTTGAAGAACTTTGTACAACTGTGTTTCGATCTGGTACAGAACCAGATGAGTATTCAGATCTCACAGGACTACAGTTCAATGGTTAACTTTGCACGTTGTAAGTGTCTAGGTGCAAATGTACTTCGTGGGCCTAAGCAAATTCCTTGGGATGGTAAGTTACAATATGATTATCAGTTGTGGATTGATAGTGATATTGTATTCAACACTGATAAATTTTGGCAATTGTGTGATATGGCAATTGCAGAAGATGAAACAGAGAAAGAGATTGTTAGTGGATGGTATGCTACTGAAGATGGACACACAACTTCTGTCGCACATTGGTTAGAAGAAGAAGACTTCCGTAAGAATGGTGGATTAATGAACCACGAAACAATTGAATCAATCAGTAAAAGACGTAAGCCATTCACTGTAGACTACACAGGTTTTGGATGGGTGCTCATTAAGAAGGGTGTTTTTGAGAATCTTGAATATCCTTGGTTTGCTCCTAAGATGCAAGTCTTTGAGAGTGGAAGTGTTCAGGACATGTGTGGTGAAGATGTTTCATTCTGTCTTGATGCAAAAGAGCAAGGACTTGAGATCTGGTGCGATCCTCGTATCAGAGTTGGTCACGAAAAAATTCGCATTATTTGAGGTACTGAATTATGTTAATGAAAGGCGGCTCTTATGTAAAGAGCACACCGAAAAATACTCGTCAAGGAAACTCGCAATATACTCTATGTTCCGCGACTTCTCGTAATAAAGCAAAAAAGAAGTATCGTGGACAAGGTAAATAGGTAAAACAATGTTAACTTATCATGGCAGCACTTATTTGTAACCTCCCCTCGGTAGAGGTCTGGGTACGTAAAGAGTATCTTACGGATCATCAAAGCGGTCATGGTGAATTTGTCAAAGGCGTCTGGGTATCGGCAAAGTCGATACCTGGGCGCACTTTTTATTTTGAGACATACTTACCAGAGTATGCCGCAATGTATGACAAGTTACCCATCAGCGCGTTTGTCTCGGCACCAGAGACACCAGATCCTGATATGAACCTACCTAACCTACAATTTTGGAACTGTATGGACTATGGAGTGGTCTCTGTAACGAAACAATTCATTGGTTCTATGGACTATGAACTATATACAAGAGACTTTGGGATTCAGAAAGGAACATATATCTGTACTTTAGACAATTATCATCAGGATCCTGATGTAGTTGACTATGCAACAAGTGAAAATCCAGCTGAACACAAGTCTCATAACTTAATTGAACTTGAAAATGGGCAATATGCGCTCTATCCAAACAATAGAATGCGTATCTACGACAATAGTTTGACTCCTGTCGAACCAAAAATGCCTGATTTTAAGGTATCAACACAATATTATCAAGTTGAAAACGGTTTTGAACGTCTTAGTATGGGACATGAGGACGAATATTTCTGGAAAACTGCAAAAGAACGTAAAAATTCACCCGAAAAAGAGAAAAATGACTCCAAATAACGATTTTTTAGACAATTTGGGTGCTGATCAGCATCAAAAAATGCTAAGAGAAATCTCTAACGACAAAATCACTCCCAAAAAGACCGATAAAATCAAAGAAAGTGAACTTTTCGATCCTGAGAGCGATCCAAAGCCACTTTTTGGTTGATAAATAATACATAATTGCCGTATTGTTGTGCCTTTAGAGAGGATAAGTCAAGGATTTAAAGATATTAGCATGTCTTTTCAGACTAATCCTCTGACTAAAGATCTGATTGCAATGAAAAATGAGAATGCAATCGCAAGATCAGTAAAAAATATTGTTTTTACAAATCCTGGAGAGAAATTTTTCAATCCAAGATTTGGATCTCGCATTACTGAATCTCTTTTTGAAAATGCAGATGATTTAACTGCGATTGAAATTCAAAAGCAAATTGATGAATCAATTAGAATCTATGAACCTAGAGTTAATTTAAAGTCTGTAAGAGCATTTGCTAATATTGATGGCAATGCATTTGAAGTTGTTATTAGATATGACATTATAGGAGCTGACCTTCCATTACAACAATTAGAATTCATATTGCAACCAACCAGGTAAAATGCCACTAGTAAATTTTACAAATTTAGACTTTGAGGACGTTAAAACTACTCTCAAAGAATATTTAAAGTCAAATTCCAATTTTACGGATTATGACTTCGAAGGTTCTAACCTATCAACTATTTTAGATGTATTAGCATATAATACGTATATTACTTCGTATAATGCTAATATGGTAGCAAACGAAGTTTTTATTGATACTGCAACTTTAAGAGAAAATGTAGTTGCATTAGCAAGGAATATTGGATATACACCCAGATCAAGAAAAGCAGCAACATCTGCAATATCCTTTATTGTTGATGCAACTAACATAACACCCAAACCTGCGTCTATAACCCTCCGTAAAGGCACTGTAGCAGCGTCTAAAGGAGTCTTTGGTGGTTCTAGTGGTTCCTTCTGTATTTTAGATGATATAACCGTTCCTGTGATCAATGGGATTGCTGCTTTTAATGAAATACCAATCTATGAGGGGACGGTTGTAGAGAAAAACTTTACTTATAGTGCAAGAAACCCCCAACAAAAGTTTATTTTACCAAATCCTGGAATTGATACAGATTTAATCAGAGTTGGCGTCAAGAATAATGCATCCTCTACAGCAACTGTAAAGTATTCTTTGCAGGATAACTTGTTCTATGTTGGTTCTGATTCAAAAATCTTCTATTTGCAAGAAGTATCTGATGAAAGATATGAACTATTTTTTGGAGATGGGATTTTTGGTAAAAAACTTGATGATCAAAATTATATTACAGTTACTTATTTGGTAACTAACGGAGATTCTGGAAATGGATTCTCCCAATTTGCTTTTAGTGGTAGGTTGACTTATGTAAGAGATGGAAATGAATATACAGTTGCAGAGGGTATATCACTGTTAACACCTGAATATTCTTCTAGAGGTGGTTCTGCAATTGAGCAGGTCGAATCCGTTAGGAAATATGCACCAAAGATTTATTCAACTCAAAATCGTGCAGTAACAGCAGATGATTATGAGACTTTAATTCCATCAAAAATATATCCAGATACAGAGTCTATTTCTGTATTTGGCGGAGAAGAACTGATTCCTCCTCAATATGGAAAGGTTTTCATTAGTATAAAGCCTAGATTTGGGGACTTTCTTCCGAATTTGATCAAAGATAATATTAAACTAAAACTAAAAAAATATGCAGTAGCAGGAATCGTTCCTGAAATTTTAGATCTCAAATATCTCTTCCTTGAAGTAAGTTCAAAAGTTTATTATAATACAAATCTAGCACCATCATCTGCTGAAGTTTCAACAGTGGTTTCTAATAATGCTGCTAAGTATGCTGATTCTACTGAATTAAATAAGTATGGTGCTCGATTTAAGTATAGTAAGTTTTTGAAAACAATCGATGATAGTCATGAGGCAGTAACATCAAACATTACTGTTGTAAAGATGAGAAGGGATTTAAGAGTTGCACCTAATACCATCGCAGAGTATCAAATTGGATTTGGTAATCAATTCCATATTTTCAGTATAAACGGTTATAACATAAAATCTAGTTCATTTAGAGTTTCTGGAATTACTGAAAATGTTTATCTTGGTGATGTTCCAAATACAAACAGACAAACTGGAACTTTATTCTTCTTTACTGTTCCCAATATTGGATCTCAAAATCCAACAATAATACGAAACAATGTAGGGACTGTTGATTATGTAAATGGAATCATAACTATTAATGCAGTCAACATTGTTGCAGCACTGGAAAAAGATGGGCAACAAGTCATAGAAGTTCAAGCAACACCTTTATCGAATGATGTTGTCGGATTACAGGATCTTTATTTGCAACTAGATATTAGTAACAGTACGTTTGAAATGGTATCAGACCAAATCGCATCAGGAATTGATCCATCAGCATCTACTTACATTGTATCTTCTTCTTATGCAGAAGGTAATTTAGTTCGTGCTGGTGGTCCTGCAAATATTATGACTACGGCGGCAAACAACGCAGTGAATGCAACTACTTCTACTAATAGTTCTTTTGCTGGTGCGACCACCACTGCCACTACCACTAGCGGTGCATCTGGAGGTTCATCAGCACCTTCAGGTTCAGGTAGCGGTTACTAATTTAGAGATATAGAAAAAAATGGCAGAAACAAGAATCAAGTTTAGCAGCATTGTCAAGAACCAGCTCCCAACTTATGTTGAGAATGAGTTTCCTCTTATCTCTGAATTTTTAAAGCAATATTATATTGGTCAAGAATACAAAAGCGGACCTGTTGATTTAATTCAAAATATCGACCAATATACAAAGGTTGATGAGCAAACTACTTTAAATCATTTCATAGTTTTGAATGGTGATATTGATGAATTTGCAACGACAATAAATGTAAATCTTTCAGAGTCTCCAGATGGAACTAATCATTTTCCAGATTCTTATGGACTTTTGAAAATAGGTGATGAAGTAATAACTTACACTGGAAAAACATCATCTTCTTTTACTGGATGTATTAGAGGATTTGTCGGAGTAACTTCATATAAGGCAGATACTAATCCAGGAGATCTTGTTTTTAATTCAACTTCTTCTGCTGAACATAAAGATGGTGCAACTATTGAAAATTTAAGTTGCCTTTTCTTAAAAGAATTTTTAAATAAAACTAAACTTCAACTTTTACCAGGATTATCTGATAGACCTCTTGATTCAAATTTGAATCAAAATATTTTTATAAAGCAGGCAAAAGACTTTTACATGAGTAAAGGAGCAGATGAGTCTTACAAAATTTTATTTAAGACTCTCTATGGCGCAAATGTTGAAATAATAAAACCAAGAGATTATTTATTCACACCTTCAAATGCTAAAAATTTAGTAACTTCTAATTTTTTAGTAGAATCAATTGAGGGTAATCCATCTGAATTGGAAAGTAGAACCATATTTCAAGGTGATAATGATGAAGCTTATACTTCCATATATGGTATAGAAAGAGTAACCGAAGGAATTGGAAAAACTTATTATAAACTTTCTTATGATGGTGGATATAATAGAGATTCAAGGTCTTTAGGATCGACTATCGGCGCTTTTAAAATCGCACCTAAAACTCACATAATTGGAAATGTTTCTGCTGGATCTACTTTTATTGATGTAGATTCAACAATAGGATTTCCTAATTCTGGAGAAATCTATGTAAAATATCCAAATGCAATTACAAATACAGTTGGTATTGTTTCTTATACATCTAAAACGATAACTCAGTTTTTAGGTTGTAGTAATATTACAGATACTTTGATTGATGGTGACAACTTAAGTTTAGAAGATTTTGCTTCAATTAAACCAGATGAAGGCGAATCATCTATTAGTGTTCGTATTACACCTGTCTTATCTGGATTTTCAAAGCAAAATGAAGTATTTGATTATAAAGTAGGAGATAGATTTAATGTAAAGACTCTTGGTATTGAAGATAGTTCATTTAAATTTGCAAACTGGTTATATAATAATCCATCCAAATATCTTATTAGTAAGATAGAATTGATTAGTAATGTTTCACCAAAAACTTATAAGTTAACCTTAAATAAAAGGAATTACTTATCTCTTGGAGATTCGGTAAAAATTATTAAATCAACTGGAAACGAATCTTTTGATGCAGAAGTTCTTGACATCATTTCTGAAAAAGTAGTAACGATTAAAATACCAGAAACTCTTAATACTACAGGAGAGTACTCTTTACTCAAAAATTTAAGAAAAGTAAACTCATTAAGTACTTCTCAAATCAACAAATTTCATGCAAATATTCAAAACATTTACAAAAAACAATACGGAAATTCTGCTTTAGTTGCATCAAATTCTTTACCATCGTTTAAAGATAAACCAATTGTTGCATCAAAGATTGTAAAAACTTTTAGTGGTACATTTTCTGGAGAAACCTTAAACATAAATGATCACGGCTTCTATAGTGGAGAATCTGTATACTATACTCCCCAAATAACTACAACATCATCTGACATTGATGGAGATATTCAAACCTCAACTTCCATCACATCTTCTTTGTTTGGTGGAGAAACTGGTGGAGAGGGAGTATACTATGTCTTCAGAGTAGACCATAATAATATAAAATTAGCAAAATCTCCAGCTAATTTACACACATCAAATTTTATGACTGTAGAATCAGGTACTACAGTTACTTTAAATACTATAGAATTACTAGAAACAAAAGGTAAAGATATAGGTGCCCAAAAACTTTATAGAGAAATTGCTGATCCAGTTAACACTAATACTGAAGTTGAGACAAAACCAGGATCTACTGGAATTTTAGTAAATGGTGTTGAAGTTTTAAATTATAAATCAAAAGATACAATTAAATTTGGGAGGCTAGAAAAAATTCAAATAGATTCTCCTGGAAATGGATTTGATGTAGTTAATCCACCAGTATTAAACATATCAAGTTCTGTTGGAACTGGTGCAACTGGATTCCTTGCAGTTAGAGGATCTTTAAGAGAAATACAGATTATTGACAGAGGGTTTGATTTTACAGAAACTCCTATTGTTTCTATAACAGGCGGAAATGGAAATAATGCTAGAGCATTAGTAAATACAAAACTAATTTCTCATTCAGTAGAGTTTTTCTCAGATTCTCAATCCAATAAAGTTTCTATAGGTGCTACTAATTCTACTATTGGATTTTCAACTTACCATAAACTTAGAAATGGTGAAGAGTTGGTGTATAGACCAAACTCACAGCAAATAGTCGGCGGTTTATCAACTGATGCAACATATTATGCAAACGTTATTGATGCCACTACAATCAAATTACATAATAATCTAGAACAAGCAATTGCCGGTATTAATACGGTTACATTATCTTCTTATGGTATTGGGAAACATACTTTAGAATGTGTATTACAAAAATCTGTAATTGACTCAATAAACATCGTTGACAATGGAACTGGTTATGAAAATAAAAAAAGAACAGTGATTTCTGCAGGGATCAATACTTCCTCAGACATCATTACTATAGAAAATCATGATTATAAATCTGGAGAAATATTAAGATATTCTGCTGGAACAAGTTTTATTGGCGGATTAACTGACGGAACAGATTACTACGTTACAGCAATTGATAACAATAGTTTTAAACTATCTGAAATTGGTTCAACTAATGATAAAATTTTATTCTATAGAACAAAACAATATATTGATTTAACCAGTACCGGTACTGGAACTCAAGTCTTCAATTATCCCCCAATATCTGTTGCTGTAGAAGGTCCTGTTGGAATAGAAACGGTAACAGGAATTGAAGCAAGCGCATATAAAGCACAAATACAACCAGTTTTCAGAGGAGAACTAACATCGGTTCATTTATCTGATAAGGGATCTGGATACGGATCTGATATTATTAATTTTACTAAATTGCCACAAATATCTGTAATATCTGGTACTAATGCTCAGGTTAAACCTATTGTTTCTAGTGATGGAAGAATTATAGAAGTTATTATAGACAACAGGGGATCTGGATATACTTCTATCCCAAATTTGGAGTTAATATCTTCTTCTGGAATAGGTTGTGTTTTAACTCCAATTATCGAAAATGGATTTCTTCGTGAAGTAAAAGTTATAGAACCAGGATCAGGATATATTTCTGGAGATGTTACTATTGAAGTAACTGTTGCAGAGGGTGATTTTTCTTTCATTCCTCAGATACAGCAATGGAGAATAAACTTATTTGAAAAATTATATAATAATAATTTAATAGGATCTGATGATATTGTTTTACAAAAATCTTTAAATGACAAATATGGTTTACAATGTTATTCATTGTATGCATCTAGACCATTAAGAGAAATGATTTTCTCTGTTAATGATGGGGGAAATATTTTATATGGAAAACCTGATTTAAAATTAGTAAACTCTCAAGAAACAATATTTACTGATCATTCTCCTATTATTGGTTGGGCTTATGATGGAAATCCAATTTATGGTCCATATGGATACACAAATAATGATGGAGGAGTGGTCACATTAATGAAGTCTGGTTATAGACTTAATACATCTCGTCCCAACGGACCATCTGTATCGACTTTTCCATTAGGATTTTTTGTAGAAGATTTTACTTTTTATGAAAATAGTGACGATAGATATCTTGATAAGAAGAATGGAAGATTTTGTGTAACACCTGAGTATCCAAATGGAACTTATGCTTATTTTGCTACAGTTGATCCAGATAGTATAGAATCTTCTGGATTATTTGAAAATTATAAACGTCCAGTCTTTCCATATCTTTTGGGGGATGCATATTACTCTACTCCAAATGATTTTAACTTTAAAGCAACATCAAATCAAGATGAATATGATATTGAAATAAACAACTGGTGTAGAAACACGATCTCATATAATTTAAGAGAAAGTGGAGTTGATTATCCTTACATATATTCTCCAAATAATTTATCTCAGAGTGGAGAAATCGTATCTACAAATAGAGGAAAAGTTTCTAGGGTAGAAGTAAAAAATGCTGGAGATAATTATAAAGTTGGAGATACATTAAACTTTTCTGATGGTGATACGACTGGATTTGGAGCAGCTGGAAGAATCTCTAGATTGCAAGGCAGATCTGTTAATAGTCTTAATACTACTATAACTAAAATATCTGATGTTAGTTTAATTCCTTCAATTAAAAAAGGAACATATATTGTACAATCAGCATCTCCCCACAGTCTACAGGCACTAGATATTGTTACTATTGGTGGTATTTCTACAACATCGTCAAAGATTGAAGGTTCATATTCGATTGGTGTCTCAAGTGAGAGATTTAGAATAGTTGGATTGGGAACTACAGGAGTTGCTGTTGGCAATACAAATATTACAGGATTAGTAACTTTCTTCAATGTATCATCAAACTTGATTGAATCGAATATTATACCAAATGATATTTTGGGTATTGGAACAGAAAAAGTAAAAGTTTTAAATGTAGATAGAACAAATTCTAGATTTAGAGTTTTACGAGCAGTAAATAATACCGTTGGTGCGATTCATACTATTGGATCCATTTTAATTGAAGAATCAAGAAGATTTACAATAGATTCTGGATTTAACACAAGATATAATTTTAAGAAAAACGAAGAAATATATTTTGAACCATCAGAAACTGTAGGTCTTGGTACTACTGCTGTTGGAATCGGATCGATACTGCAATTTAGTTCTTTTGGATTAAACACAGTTGGACTCGGAACAACTTTTGGTTCTAGTACTCTTGCAGTTCCTATTAAATCCCTTTATATAAAAAATCATAGATTAGAGACAGGTGATATATTAACATATTCTTCAAATGGGGGAGAAGGTATTGTTTATAACGAACATCATGATATTGGAGTTGCTAAAACATTAACTGATGGACAAGAAGTTTTTGTTGCTAAGATTTCAAATGATTTAATTGGTATTGCAACTCAAAGAGTTGGACTTGGATCTACTGGTGGTTTTGTTGGTGTAGGTAACACTTCTAAAACCTTATTCTTCACTGGAATTGGTTCTGGCAATAATCATAGTTTTGCAACAAGCTATTCTAATATCACAGGAGATGTTACAAAAAGAACCGTAACAGTAACCACTAATATAAATCATGGTCTTCATAGTGGTCACTTTGTAGATATTGATGTTAACCCATCAATAGCAACAACATATGTTGTAAAGTATAATGATAAGAATAGACGAGTACTAGTTGGTATAGAAACTTTTAGTGCTGTAGGTGTTAATAGCACGACTAACACTATTACTATATCGAATCATGGATATGAAAGTGGGGATAAAGTAATTCACTCTTCAACTTCCCCATGTGATGGATTGGAAAATGATAAGATTTACTATGTCGTAAAAGTTGATGATGATAATATTAAATTATCTAATACATATTATCAATCAACTAGATTGACACCAAGCACTGTAAATATTTCGAGTACATCATTTGGAGAATTCGGTCTTGTTAATCCTTTCATTAAAGCATATAGAGATTCAATATTAGATTTTGATATTTCAGATTCTTCTTTAAGATTTACTAAACAATCTACTCAATATTCTGCATTTAAACTTAATTTTTATCTAGATGATGCATATACTAAACGTTGGGAAACTGATCAATCATCTTCGACTTTTAGTGTTTCTAGAACAGGTTCTTCTGGATTTTCTTCGGCAAAAGTAACAGTTTCTATTGGAAAAACTACACCAGAGAGACTTTATTATTCATTAGATCCAGTTTCTGCTACAAGTCTTCCTGTAGAAAAATCAGAAGTAATAAAAGATTCTGAGATTTTAAGTCACAATTCTATAGTAACACAAAATAGTGTTTATAATGGAAATAGAAGAATCTCTATTGCAGGAACTAACTTTTTCACATTCGAATTGCCAGAAATTCCTGAAGTAGATTCATATGTATCTACTTCGTCTAGTATATCTTACACAACTGATTGTGTTCATACAAAAGGACCAATATCTTCAGTAGATGTTACTAGTTCTGGAAAAAATTATGACATCCTACCTTCGATTAACTCCATTAATTCGATCGAAGGAGTAAGAGGAGATTTAGTATCTGTCACTCAGGATATTGGAGTTATTGAAAAGGTAAAAATCAATGATATTGGTTACGATTTTCCAAGTGATAAGACTTTAAAACCAAGTGCTTCTCTTCCACAAGTTATTAATGTGGATACATTTGCCAAAATAGAAAGTATTGAAATAACTTCTACTGGAAGAGGATATTCTTCGGCACCAGAGTTACTTTTCTTTGATGGAAAAACTGGAAATCAGATTACTGATATTTCAACTAAGTATTCCTTGGGTGATTCAAATGTAACCATCTTAAGTAATACTAGAGGAATCAATAATTCAACTCCAACAGTTATACCAGTAGAAAATACTAATGGGGTTGGAATTAGTACAGTTGAATTTAATACGGCCACCAAAGATGTGACTGTAAAAATGTCGGTTGGATTTAGTACATCATTCCCATTTGAAGTTGGCGATTTAGTACTGATTGAAAATATCAACACTGTTGGTGTTGGTACTACTATTAAAGGTTATAACTCAAGTAATTATGGATATCAACTATTCACTCTCAATGCAGTAACTCCTAATATTGGTGGAATTGGTACAGTTTCTTATAACTTATCTGATTATTTAAATGAAGGAGAAATTCCTGGAGAGTTTGATATAATCAATTCATCTGGAAGGATAATTGCCCAGAAAGATTTCCCAACTTTTGATGTACAATTATTTACGTCTGATTATCTTAGGGGAGAAAAAGTCATCACTGGTGAAAAAGAAGGTATTATTCAAAGCTGGGATAATACAACAAAAACTCTCAGAGTTCTTTCTTCTGATGATTTCGTAGAAGGAGAAGTTATAAAAGGACTTACTTCAGAACTTTCTGGAGTTGCTTCAAAAGTAACATCATACGAATCTTATTTTGAGACTGATGCTTCTTCTGAAATATTCAGTGGAAATCAAGTAAATTCGGGATATTTTAATAATAATTTGCAAAGATTGCAAGACAATTTTTATTATCAAAAATTCTCATATTCATTAAAAAGCACCATTCCATTTGATACTTGGAATGATACTATATCTTCTGTAAACCACACTCTTGGATATAAAAAGTTTGGCGATCTTCAAGTCGAATCAACAAATAGTACAACAACTGGAACTGGTTCAAATCAATCGTTACAAGTTGGTCTTTCTACAGAGTTAACTGATGTTACTGTTGCGAACAACTTACATGGATCTGTAGATACGAATTGTGTATTCGATTTTGATATTGCTACAGAAAATAATTTAAGTCTTTCGGATGGTAGAGTTTTATCTAATGAAATTGCCCTTAATAATACTATTTTAACTGACTTTACAGAATCATTTGGAAATAGAGTTCTTTCTATTGATGATCTGAGCTCGGAGTTTAATAGTAATAGTAGGGCAAATCCTTTTAGTGTAGTTAATAGATTCCAACTTGGAGAGTTTAGATTTAGAAAGTATTTTACTTACGTAGTTGACAAGAGATTTACTCAAGAGAGACAAGCATTAGTGGTTGATCTTATTCATGATGGATCTTTTGCATATATTAATCAATACGCAAGAGTAGAAACTGCATATGATCAAGGATCTTTTGATGTCTCATTATTTGGTACAGAGGGTCAATTATTATTCTATCCAACCAAATCATTAGTAAACGATTATCATATAGCATCACTTTCTTATAATTTAAATGACAACTATCTCAGTACAGGATCGACTTCTATCGGAGGAGTGTTGATTGACTCTGAGAGTGTGATAGTTAATTCTGGAATATCTACAACTATTGTGAGTGTAGGCAATACCTATCACTCTTTGAAGGTTCTTGTTGAAATTTCTCCAGATGTTAGTAATCCATCTTATGGCAGTACTTCTACATTCAATTCAACAGAATTTGAAGTTCAAGAATTAAGTATTGTCCATGATGAATCAGATGTTTCTATTCTTGAATATGGTAAACTGATTACTTCTTCATCAGTACCATCTGAATCTGGATTTGGAACATATACTGCATATCTTGATGGATCAAATATTAAAGTTGATTTTAATCCATCTGCAGATATAGGGACAACTGCTGTAGTTAATACAATAGTCGTAGGTTTATCTTCTATATCATCCGGTATTTCTACTTTAGATCTAAAACATGCTAGACTACAATCAACAACTACAAATATAACATCTTCTGGTTCTCCAACAGAAAATGTTATTGCAGAATATCCAACTCATGTTTCTCTTAGTGAGGACAGATACGATGCTGGGTACTTTATGATTCAGGTTCATGATACTACAAATAATCGTTATGAATTTTTAGAGTATATTGTTATTGATGATCATATTGAAGGAGCATCCTCTGGTGAAACATTTGCTACTGAATATGGAAATATTCAAACTCATTCTGGACTTGGTACTTTTGGATCTAAAGTAATTGTAGACTCTGTTGGACTTGCCGCAACTACTCAAATTCTTTTTACACCTTTATCTGGGATTGATGCAACTGTTCATGTTTATGCTAATGCCCTTAGAATCGAAGATGATACTAAATCTATCATTAGTTTTAGTAATGGAACTTTAGAAACTGGATCTGGTGAATACACAGGAACTGATAGAGATATCAAGAGAACATTTAATTTGACTCATAAAGGTGATAATATTTTCGAAAGAACATTTGTCGAGAGTGGAATTAATACATCTTCAAATACTATTACAATTCCAAATCACTTTTATGTAACTGGTGAAAAAATTGAATATACATGTCCAGGTATTGCCAACACAGAATCCATTGGTATTGCAGAAACTACTTTTACTAGCACTGGACTCACAACAGATTTACTTCCTTCGGAAGGAATCTTTGTAGTTAAAATTAATGATAATACTATCAAACTTTCTAGAAATGCAGAAGATGCTTTAAGTTTCTCTCCAAAGACTCTTGATTTAACTTCTGTTGGTACTGGTGGTGTTGGAGCTGCCCACACATTCACTGCAACAAATCAAAATCCAAAAGTATTAGTTGCTATTGACAATATTATTCAATCTCCAATCGTTTCTACTGCAGTTACAACATCATTATATGATGAAGTGTTAACAACTGATAATACTATTACTATAAATGATATAAATTCCATTTTTGGTGGAGATTTGCTTAAAGTTGGTGACGAAATCGTAAAAGTTGAAGGTGTTGGTATTGGAAGTACAAATGCTCTTTCGGTTCGTAGAGGATGGATGGGAACAAGAATCCAAACAGGACTTTCTACAGGCGATTTAGTAACTAAAGTTGTTGGTAATTATAATATTGTTGCCAACACTATAAACTTTATTGATGCACCATATGGAAATACTCCAATTGGGTCTACAACAAATCCTCCAGATGAAAGAGATTACCTTGGAATAACAAATAGCTCCAGTTTCCAAGGAAGAACTTTTATGAGAACAGCTCAAAAAAATACTACCAACGAAACGTACCATAAAAATTATGTTTTTGATGATATTTCAGAACAATTCAATGGAATCGAGAGAGAGTTTACTTTAAAATCTAACGGAAGTGATATTGATGATATTTCTAATGAAGGTGCAGTGATATTAGTCAATGATATATTCCAAGTTTTTGGGAATTTAAATAATTATACTTTATCAGAAAACACTGGAATAACTTCGATTACTTTTGTTGGTGCAGGTAGAACAACTGAGTCTGATTTCGTAGAATCAATGTCAAATGATGTTGGAGTTTCTACTTTTCCAAGAGGAGGAATGATTATTTCCGTTGGATCTTCAGCGGGATTTGGTTATCAACCTCTAGTTGCTGCAGGCGGAACTGCAACTGTATCTGCTGCTGGAACTATTTCAGCGATTTCAATTGGAAATAGTGGATCTGGTTATAGATCTGGAATTCAAACAGTAAATGTTAGTGTTGGAACTTCAAGTGTTGGCACAGGTAATTTCGTTGCTATTGGAACTGCCTCTATTGTTGGTGGACATATCACTGGTGTTGCTATTACTAATCCTGGAATTGGATATACGACTACAAACTTGCCTTTTGTTGTATTTGATGCGCCACTTTCATATACCAATTTACCTTTAGAATATGTTTCAGGAACAACTGGATTGGGAACAGCTGCTACAATTGATATTGTTGTGGGTCAAGGTTCTAGTGTTATTGATTTTGAAATTAATAATACCGGATATGGATATGACAATGGTCAGAAATTAACAGTTTCTGTTGGAGGAAATGTTGGTATTGCCACTACTCCTGGTTTCTCACCATCAAATCAATTTGAAATACAAATTGAAAGAGTTATTCGTGACGAGTTTACTGGATGGTCTTTGGGGGTCCTCGAAACATTTGATGATTTGAATAGTTATATTGATGGATCCAGAGTTGACTTTCCATTAATCAAGGCAGGTATTCCAATATCCATTAACAAAACAAAAGGATCAAAGATCGAACTGGATCAGTTACTTTTGGTATTTGTAAACGGAATACTTCAGAGTCCAGGAGTCTCTTATACATTTAATGGAGGATCTCAGATAACTTTCTCGGAAGCATTGAAGATTGGAGATACTCTTAAAATCTGTTTCTATAAAGGTAGTGGAGATGAACTGGATGTTATTGAGAGAGAAGTCATTGAAACAATAAAATATGGAGACGAAGTAACTTTAAATTATGACCCAGACAGGGGTCAAAAGTCTTATCTTCAGGAAAATAATAGAACAATCAGTTCTATAACAAATGTTGATAAGTGTGAAACTCTTCCATATTTTGGACCAGGAAATACGGTTGATACTACTCTTGAAAGACCAATAACATGGTGCAGACAAACTGAAGATAAGATTATTAACGGACAAGAAGTTAATAAAGATAGAGAAATTTACGAACCTATTATTAGCCCAACTGCAAATATTATCAGTGCAGTTGGTATTGGATCTACCATAATCTATGTTGACCGATTAAGACCATTGTTTGATCTTAATAATGAAAATTCAAATTCTGCATCTAGAGAATCCTTTAGAAAATCAGTAACATTGGTAAATTCAATAGTTACAATTGGATCTGCAGCAACTGCTGTAGTTTCTGCTGCAGGAACTATAAACTCGATTACTATTAACGAAGGAGGAGTTGGATATTCTACAGCACCAGATGTAAGTGTTGGTATAGGATCTACAACTGCAACTGCAACTGCAACAATTACTAATGGATCTGTTACTGCTATTACTGTTACGAATCCTGGATCTGGATACACTCAAACAAATCCACCATTAGTTTTGATTGGTCCACCTGCAAAACAAACAGAGACTTGTGATGTTTTAAATTCTGAATATTTTGGAGATTCTGGAATAATTGTTGGACTTGGAACAACCTCCATTGGTGTTGGTGCAACTGGAATGGTATTCCATCTACACATTCCCTTTGATTCCGATATGAGAAATACTGATTTGGTTGGAACTGCTGTAACTATAAGTGGAATATCAACTGGAGATTACTTTATAGTAAGAAATTCCAATCTAGGAACAGCATCAACAAGTATAACTGCTTTCGGAACTGACAATTCTACAGTGGTTGGAATTGGGTCAGAATTTATTGATAATGTATATGTTGCCAACACTGTTGGAGTAGTGACTCAAACTGTTGCTGGAGTTAGTACTAGTGTAGTTAAAGTAACCGTAAATACTGATATTGAACCTGATGGTGTTTCTGGGTTCTCAACTGGAGCATTCCTTGGAGATTACTCTTGGGGTAAGATTGTTCTGGCGGGTAGAACTAAAGAAATTTCATATCCAGCTCATACGTTGACTGGAATAGGAACAAATGGATTGACAGGTATATCTACTTCTTCAAAAGTTTACAGAACAAGATATATTAGATACAAAAATTTTACTCATAATTTTTGATAATAAATAAGTAAAAAAGTCCGTCACAAATGGCTGCTATTATAACTGATCAGATAAGAATATTAAACGCGAAGAACTTTGTTGCGGGAGTTGCTAATGCTAGTAACTCTTATTATTCTTTCGTCGGACTTCCAAATCCGACAGATTATTCTTCCACATGGAACGATAATCCTCCTTCACCAAAAGATAATTTTAATGAGGAGAATGATTATTGGAATACAATGATTGCTATGAAAAGGATAAACTCTACCGATGTAAGGCAGGTTATTCCTAAGAGATTTTGGTCATCTGGAACTACTTATGAAATGTATCGTCATGATTATAGTAGAGCAAATACTACACCAGTTACTGGGCAAACTAATCTTTATAAGTCGAGTTTTTATGTAATCAATAGCGATTATAGGGTTTATATTTGTTTGCAAAATGGAACAAATCCAGAAAATACTGCCGGTAGACCTTCTCTAGATGAGCCAACCTTCACTGATTTAGAACCAAAAGCAGCTGGAACTAGTGGAGATGGATATATTTGGAAATATCTTTATACTATTAAACCATCAGATATTGTTAAGTTTGATGCTACAGATTTCATTCCAGTTCCTCTAGACTGGAGCACTAGCAATGAAACTGCTCTAGTTAGAGATAATGCTGTAGATGGTTCTATTAAAATCGTAACAGTGACTAATCGTGGTGCCGGATTAGGAACGGCAAATCAGACATATACTGGAGTTCCGATTAGAGGTGATGGAACAGGAGCAGAATGCACTATCACTATTGATGGAGACTCAAAAATAAATGAAGTTACAGTATCTTCTCAAGGGTCTGGGTATACTTTTGGAACTCTTGACTTCGAATTTGCAGGAATACCAGCAGGAACAACAAGACCAACTTTTGATGTCATTATAACGCCACAAGGCGGTCATGGAGCAGATATTTATAGAGAACTCGGTGCGTATAACGTACTATTATACTCTAGAATTGAGAATGACAATGAAAATCCAGATTTTATCACAGGAAATCAATTTGCTAGAATTGGTATTATAGAAAATCCACTTTCTCCAACTGGAGGATCAGTTTTAACACTAGATAAAGCTAGTGCTGTTACTGCTTTAAAATTAACAGGAGTTGGGTATAGTGAAGCAACATTTACCCCAGATTCTTTTGTTACACAAACAGTTGGAACTGGAGTTACTGCAGCAGGTAGGGTTGTGAATTATGATCAGAATACTGGAGTTCTGAAACTTTGGCAAGATAGAACACTTGCAGGATTCACTACTGCAGGAATAGGAGTTACTAATCCAACTTATGGTTATCTCTTAAGAGATTTTACTGGAAGTCCAACTGGAACTGGATCATTAGCGATCACTCCATCTACTGGGTTACCTTTAAGTATTGATAGTACATTTAGTGATAATAAAACCACGATAAATAATCGTACATATTATCTTGGAATGGATTTCTCTACAGGTGTTGCATCCCCAGAGGTAAAACAGCATTCTGGTAATATTATATACGTAGATAATAGACCTTCGATTACAAGATCGTCGAATCAAAAAGAAGACATAAAAGTTATCTTGCAGTTCTAAAGAATTATGCCACAGCAAACGAACCTTAACGTAGCACCATATTTTGACGATTTTGATGCGGCGAGCGATTACCACAAGATACTTTTTAAACCTGGATATCCAGTTCAGGCAAGAGAATTAACAACTCTGCAATCGATTCTTCAGAATCAAGTAGAAAAATTTGGTCAACACTTTTTTAAAGAAGGTGCAAAGGTAATTCCCGGTAACACTGGATATTCACAGTTGTATTATTCTGTACAACTGGCAAATACTTTTCGGGGAGTTCCTGTTGAAGCATACGCAGATCAATTAATTGGAACAACTATTACTGGACAAACGTCCGGTGTTACTGCAGTTGTTGATAGCATTCTTTCGTCTGCAGATTCGGAAAGAGGCAATTTAACATTATATATTGCATATCAAGGTTCTGCTAGAACTGATAATACTACACAAACATTTATTGATGGGGAATCTTTAACGTGTAACCAACCTTTGAGTTCTGGATTATTGGGCAATTCTATCATTTCATCTGGAAGCCCATTTGCAAATACTATAACAGCAAATTCAACTGCTACAGGATCAGTATTTCAAATTGAAAGTGGAGTATACTTCATTCGCGGACATTTTGTAAATGTAAACAGAGAGTCTTTAGTTTTAGATCAATATACAAACACTCCTAGTTATAGAATTGGTCTTTTCATTTCTGAAGAAATTGTAAATTCAAACGCCGATGAATCTTTGAATGATAATTCTCAAGGATTTAATAACTATGGATCTCCGGGTGCAGATAGACTTAAAATATCTACAAGTTTATTTAAAAAATCTCTTGATGATTTTGATGATGACAATTTTATTTTATTAGCAACGGTGGTTAATGGAGTTCTTCAAACACCTAGCAGAAGAGGTAGTGCTAAAGGCGGTGGTACAGTATTCTACGATGATCTTACAGACATCTTAGCAAGAAGGACATACGATGAAAGTGGACATTATGTTGTCAAACCATTTAACGTTTCTATTTTAAATTCTCTTGATAATAATCTAGGTAATCAGGGATTATATGAAGAAGGACAATTTACTGCTGGTGGATCAACTCCCAGTCCAGATTTAGCAATTTGTAGAGTATCTCCAGGTAAAGCTTATGTATCTGGATATGAAATTGAAACAATAAGTCCATCTTTTATTGATGTACCTAAACCAAGAACAACAAAAACTATTGAAAATCAGTTCTTTCCATATAATACAGGTCCCACACTTAAACTGAATAGTGTGTTTAGATCTCCAACAATTGGTGTTGGTAATACATTTATTCTTAGTTTGAGAGATCAAAGAGTTGGATTAAACTCAGAAGCAGCTTCAGGAAAAGAAATAGGACTTGCCAGAGTATTTGATTTCAGACTAGAATCAGGATCATATAATTCAACATCTCCGCAGACAAATGAATGGGGAATGTCAATGTATGACATTCAACCTTTTACAGAAATTACTGTCAATAACTCAATTGATCTATCTGTTCCCGCATATGTTGAGGGAAACAGTAGTGGAGCAACAGGATTTTTAAGAAATCCTGTTAGTGCTGGAACTGCACTAACTGTATATGATCAAAAAGGTAAATTCATTAAAGACGAAGTTCTTATCTTTAGAAGTGGAATTTCTACCGAACAAACTGTAGAAAATCGAGTTGCCACTGCAATTACTTCTTATGGTATTTCGGATATAAAATCTGTTTACTCAAATACAGGAATATCTGCAGGAACAAACGGAAACAATATTGCAGGAATTAACACTTTTAGTGCTAATGTTATACAGACTTCATCATTTGAGATAGGAGTTGCTTCTATTACTGCTTATAGTGGAAACATTAGTACTATTACTAGTTCGGATGAATTATTTCCTGGTAAAATAAAATTAAACAACTTACTTGAGTATTCTGATCCTTCTACATCTAATGATCCGATTTTAGTAAGAGTTGTAGGTGTCACAACGAATGAGGTATCTGTTTCAGGAGTAACAACAGTTTCTGGTGTAGTTGATGGCGGTCTTCCTACATCAAACTTTACTGCTTCAGATCTTAAAGTAGTAACTACTGAATTAGATTCTTCATCTGATACAACTTTTTACACAGAATTGCCAAATGAAAACATTGCTGTTGTTGATCTCACAGATGCAGAATTAATAATTAGAAAAGCATTTACGGTGGATATTGAAAATAATCAATTAAGTTCTACTAGTTTAACTACAGTCACACTTCCTGAAGGGGAAACTTATCTTTCATATAATGACGAAAGATATTCTCTCATTAGATCTGATGGAACTACTGAACCACTTAGATCTAATAATTTCTCATTCTCTGCAGATCTCAGAGAACTTCAGATTAGAGGTTTAGGTGAAAATAATACTGGTGCTCAACTTGTTACTACAGTTAAAAAGATTAATGTAAAAGCAAAGAAAAAAATTAAAAATAGAGTTAAAACTTTAGTTGTTGATAAGTCAATCAAATCATCCTCTGGAATCGGTTCAACCACTTTAAATGATGGATTGACTTATGGAAATTATCCATTTGGAACTAGAGTTCAAGATAATATAATATCACTAAATGTTCCAGATGTAATCGAGATTCATGCAATATATGAAACATCTGATCCTACATTGAGTGATAATAATTTTGGTGCGCCAGAAATAACTCTTACTCAGTTGAATGGACCAACTGCCTCAACCGAAGACATGACTATCGGAGAATTAATAGTTGGTCAAACAAGTGGTGCAGTTGCAGTTTTTGCAGAAATAAAAGATTCATCTATCATTAGATATCTTCCTAAGAATAACTTTAAGTTTGTAGAAGGTGAAACTGTTGTATTCCAAGAATCTTCTATTTCTGGTGCAATAAGTAGTTTAAATACAACTTCTTTTAATATTTCTTCAAACTATAACTTTGGATCTGGTCAAAGAGGTACTATCTATAACCATGGTTTTTTAACTAGAAAAACTGATTCAGATTCTCCAAGTAATAAAATTAAAGTATATTATAAGAGTGCATCTTTTGATTCTTCCGATAATGGTGATATTATTACTGTTGAATCATATAATGATTTTAACTACTCCACAGAAGTTAAAGCAGTAAATGGTATATTGAATACGGATATTATTGACTTAAGACCAAGAGTTAGTGATTACGCAGTATCTGAGGGATCTAGATCACCTTTAGAGTTCCTTGGGAGATCTTTTAATGCAACAGGAAATTCTGTTCCAAATATTCTTGCTTCTAATGAAACTATTTTCTTAGATTATACATACTATCAAGGAAGAATTGATAGACTTTATTTACATAAAGACGGAAAACTTCAAATGAAGTTTGGAACTCCTTCGGATGATCCAAAGAGAGCACAACCAGAACCTCCATCTAATGCAATTGAACTTGCTACAATAGAATACCCACCATATCTTCACAACGTACAACAAGCATCTATTCAATTCTTGAAGTACAAGAGATATCAGATGAAAGATATCAAAAAACTTGAAGATAGAATTAGAAACTTAGAGTATTACACAACTCTTTCTGCATTAGAAATAACTACTGCTAATCAGTTTATTCCTGATGCGAATGGTTTCAATAGATTTAAGTCTGGATTCTTTGTAGACAACTTTACATCATTCTCTACTCAAGATATAAGATTTGGTAGAAATAATAGTATTGATCAATCTAATAAGATTCTTAGACCAAAACATAGTACGAATTCTTTTACTTTACAAACAGGTCCTGTTGTTGATGCCGATGCCACTGTTGACGAAAGAAACTCTACTATAGATGGAACAAATGTCAGAAAGGAAAATGGCATTATCAGTCTTGATTATTCTGATGTTGAATGGATAAAGCAAACTTTTGCAACTAGAACTGAAAGTGTAACTCCTTTTCTCATTAGTTTCTGGCAGGGTACTATTGTTTTAACACCTACTTCTGATAACTGGGTTGACCAAACGAGATTAAAAGCAAAAACAATCAATACCATTGGCAACTACTCTCAGATTATGTCTGAGGCAGAAGAAAAATATGGTGTTGATCCAGAAACTGGATTTGCTTCTGAGTTGTGGAATTCTTGGGAAACAAATTGGTCTGGCACTACAACCACTACAACTGACACTAGAGAGTCTACCACTACTAGCAGTCACACATTTGGACGAGGTGGATGGATTAATGGTGGATCTGGTGGACCTGCAGAATGGGTTAGACAGACTACTACTCAACCAATTGAGCAGGATGTAACTGATACAATTGAGAGTGGTGTTAAGTCAAGAACTGGTACACAATATCATGTTACTGAAACTTTTGAAGAAATTTCTACTGGTGATAAAGTAATCAGCACTGAAATTGTTACTACAGTAAGATCAAGAAATATTGAATTTTATGCAGCAAACTTGAAGCCAAGCACTCAAATCTATGCCTTCTTCGATGGTAAAGATGTTACAAAATACTGTGTTCCTAAACTAATTGAAATTTCAATGAGTTCTGGTGTATTCCAGATTGGTGAAACAGTTCAAGGAAGGGTTATTACTACTGGTCTTGGTGAAGAAGGGAAGGATACCAATCCTAGTATTAACTTTAGAGTTGCTCAATCCAACCATAGAAGAGGTGATTACAACTCTCCAACAGAGATTTATCCAGACAATCCTTACGTTAATGGCGGAACTATTCCCGAAGTTTATTCGTCTACTTCAACCACGTTGAATGTAGATACATACTCTCTTGCAAAGCAACCACAAGGTGATTTCTTTGGATATATTCAGACAGGCATGAAACTGATTGGACAAACAAGTGGAGCAGAAGCAGAAGTAACAAATGTTAGACTTATAACAGATAAATCTTCAGCTTTATTAGGAAGTTTCTTCATTCCAGATCCAAGTAACAAAGACAATCCATCGTTTGATACAGGAAATAATGTTTTCACATTAACAAATGACCCAGAAAATGATCAAGATTCTGCTACTACTGTCGGTGAAGAAGCATACACAACTGCTGGAACTTTAGAAACCGTTCAGGAACAAATTATTTCTATTAGAAATGCAAAAATTGAACAAAAGAAACTCTTTGAAGAGGAACTTGTTAATAGAACTATTGATACTGAGGTTACTGCTACTAGAAACATTGGGCGAGCAACTACAAGTGAATCTATTGTTGGTTGGTATGATCCCCTTGCACAATCTTTCCTTGTCGATGAACAAACAGATCCAGAAGGCGTATTCATAACGAAGTGTGATGTATTCTTCCGTACTAAAGATGATGGAGATACTCCCGTTAGATTCCAAATCAGAACCATGGATAATGGTTTCCCAACTCCAAAATATTTTGATTTATCTGAAGTAATACTTTATCCTGATAGTGTTAATACTTCAACTGACGGATCTGTGGCAACTACGTTTGAATTTGCTGCTCCAGTTTATCTGGAAGGGGGTAAGGAATATGCCATCTGCTTAATTTCAAACTCAACTAAGTATAGTGTTTATGTTTCTAGAGTTGGTGAAAATGATATTTTAACCGACGCATATATTTCCAATCAACCAACACTTGGATCACTATTCAAGTCGCAAAATGCTTCTACATGGGAAGCAAGTCAGTGGGAAGATCTTAAGTTTACTCTGTATAGAGCGGACTTTGTTGAGTTTGGATCTGTAGATCTTTATAGTCCAGAACTTTCTGAAGGTAATAAGTTAATTCCAACATTGATGGAGAATCCATTAAATATTGCTTCTAATGAAATTCGTGTTGGGTTGGGAACAACAGTTGCTGATGATCGTTATGTTCTTGGAAATACTTTCTTCCAAGGAACTTCTACAAACAGAATTGCACAGGGAGATTTAATCGGAGTTGGTGCTAGTGCCATAGGAACATTAACAGTTACTAATCCAGGAGTTGGATATACACCAGCAGATGGATCCCTTACTTTTACTGGAGCAAATTTAGTTGCTGTTTCTGGAAATGGAACAGGGTCTACTGCAGATATTACTATAGAGGATGGAGTTGCTATAGCAGCTACTATCAGTAATGCAGGTGGGACTGGATATCAAGTTGGCGATGTTGTTACTATTAATGCTACTGCACCACTTCCATCTTCATCAGATTCTGCTGGATTGAGTATCGGACGAAATGCAAGATTTACAGTAACTAGTATCGGTCAAACATCTCAATTAATACTTGGTAATGTTCAAGGTGAGTTTATTACTGGAGCTGCTGGAACTATACGCTTCTTTGATACTAATGATGTAGAGAGAGAACTGAATAGTGATCATGGTGGAGATGTTATCCCAGATGTAATAACAACTGTTACAGATGGATTGCATATCAAGGTAAATCATGTTAATCATGGAATGAACTTCGATGATAACTTTGTAAGAATCTTTAAAGTTCTTCCTGATGGTAAACCCACTAAATTGTCAGCAGCATATGATAAATCGTCCACAGATCCACTTCAGGTAACTGCTGGAACCGGAAGTAACTTCGCCACTTTCGAAGGTGTTGGGGTTGGATTAACTAACACTGGATTACTTTTGATTGGTGAAGAAATAATTGAATATACTTCTACAACATCATCAACAATTGGTGGATCTATTTCTAGAGGAGCAATTCCAAAATCATATCCTATAGATACTCCAGTCTACAAGTATGAACTCGCAGGAGTAAGTCTTGCTAGAATTAATAAAACTCATGATCTAAGCAATGTAACAATTGCAAATCCAATAACTTTAGATTCTTATCATATCAAACTTGACATGTCTGAGAAGTTTGGAACTATTGGAATTAATGATAACGCTGATAGATCTACTGGAGTAGGATTCCCCAAACTATTCCTCAATGCATCAAAATCTGCTGGTGGAGATAATGTCAGAGCTACTAAAAACATTCCTTTTGAGATTATTAAACCATCTATACACAATATCGCGGTAGAAGGAACCTCCGTATCTGGTCAAATAAGAACTGTCACTACTCAAAGTATTAGTGGTGATGAGATTCCTTATGTAAATGCAGGATTTGAAGATGTTGTTCTTAATGCAAATAATTATTTTGATTCACCAAGAGCGATTTTCTCTAAAGTAAATGAAGATCGTAAACTTGATTCTATTGAGGGCAATAAGTCCATGCAAATGAGACTTTTCCTCGGAACAACTAACACTAAATTAACTCCTCAAATTGATCTGGATAGATGTAGTGTTTATGCAGTATCAAACAGAGTTAATTCTGAAATTACCAATTATGCTACCGATTCTAGAGTGAATACTATCATCGATGATCCTAGTGCATGTCAGTATATTTCTAAAGAAGTAACTCTTGAAAATCCTGCATCATCGATTAAAATATTTGTAGATGCACATATTCCAACTGATTGTGATATCAGAGCTTTTTACTCAGTTAACTCTGAACCTGGTTTTGAACCTATCTTTGAACCATTTCCAGGATATTTGAATCTGAACGTTAACGGACAGGTGATTAATGAAGAAGATAGTGACGGAAGACCTGACATTTTTATAGGAAATTCAATTAAGAAAGGATATAGTGCATACGATACCGATTTTATTGAACGTACATTTACCGTTGACGATCTTCCAAACTTTAGATCTTATAGAATTAAAATCGTAATGACATCTACAAGTCAGGAACTAGTTCCTCAAATGAAAAATCTCAGAGTTATTGCTCTTGCATAATATGGAAATTTATACTGAAAAGGGTCATAAGGATCTCGCAAGAGATCCTCTAACAAACAATATAATTAATGTAAATAAAGCATCTTATGATCAGTATGTTTCTAGTCGTAAGATTAAATCTGAAAAGAATCAAAAAATACAAACAATTGAAGATGAGGTTGCTAGTATTAAAGATGATATCAATGATATCAAGTCATTACTAAAGGAGTTGATTAATGAATCCAGATAGCATTGAATTAAAAAGTTTAGAAAAGTCTTTTGCATATCAGAAGATTGCATTTGAGATAGATAGTTGTGATGACCGTGATATGCTAAAGAATATTGCAAAGTCTTTTGCAAAATTATATTATAAGCAGCAAGAAACAATCGCAATTATAGGATAGTCAGATGCCATCTAAAAATATCACTTTTGATCCAGACTCAGGGGTTCCTTATGGTGTCAATCTGACAATCTATGGTGGATCAGATTTTGAAACTACATTCAATGTAACTAATAATGCTAACACTGCATTTGATTTGACTGGTTACTCTGGTTCTGCAGCAATATCTAAAAGTGTCGCTGTAGGAGCAACACTTGGTGTAACAACCTCGTTTTCGGTTGGAATCACTAGTGCTCTAGAAGGCAAACTAAAAATTTCTTTAGGTTCTACTTCGACTAGAAGTCTTGACCAAGGAAGATACATGTATGATGTGATAGTTAGTAGTGGATCGACTTTATATACCATTGCGAATGGCAATGTAATGGTGGTTCCTGCAGTATCAGCAGCACCATAAATACACATAGGAAACTAGTGAATAAATGGCTCAACCAGCAAGTAGATCAGAATTAATTGCGTACTGTAAGAGGCAGCTAGGTGCTCCTGTATTGGAGATTAATGTTGCTGATGAGCAGATTGATGATCTGGTTGATGATGCCCTTCAGTATTTCCACGAAAGACATTTTGATGGAGTAACTCAAACATTTTTAAAATACAAAGTTACTCAAGCAGATATTGATAGGGGACGAGGTAGAGGTGGAAGTAATCCTATTGGTATTGTAACCACTACTGCAGATACAACGATTGCAGGAGCTGCAACTACTTTTTCATATGAAGAGAATAGTAACTATCTTCAGATTCCTCCGCATGTTATAGGTATTTCAAAAATTTTCCATTTTGACGGTTCTAACACTGTAACAAATAATATGTTCAGTGTTAAATATCAGTTATTTTTGAATGATATTTACTATTGGGGTTCTACAGAAATTTTAACATATGCAATGACCAAAAGATATCTCGAAGATATCGATTTTGCATTAACAACACAAAAACAAATCAGATTCAATCAAAGACAAGATAGATTATATCTCGATATAGATTGGTCAAGTATTGCTGTTGATGATTATATCATTATTGATTGCTATAGACTTTTAGATCCTAATGATTATGTAAGAGTTTATAATGATTCTTTTGTAAAAAGATATTTGACTGCTCTTATTAAAAGACAGTGGGGACAAAATCTCATCAAGTTCCAAGGAGTAAAACTTCCTGGAGGAATAGAATTGAATGGAAGACAAATATATGATGATGCAGAAAAAGAGTTAGATAATATTAAAGAAGTCATGTCAAATACTTATGAACTTCCACCCCTTGATATGATAGGTTAATGTTAAATCCATTTTTTACTCAAGGTACTAAATCTGAGCAGAACTTAGTTCAGGATTTGATCAACGAACAGTTGAGGATGTATGGTGTTGACATATATTATATTCCAAGAAAGTACCTCACAGAAAAAACTGTCATAAGAGAGGTTGTTCAATCTAAGTTTGATAATGCTTTACCAATTGAGGCGTATGTAGATAACTTTGATGCTTATGGTGGTGCTGGAGACGTATTATCAAAATTTGGTATTGAATCGAAAGATGAAGTGAAGCTTATTATTTCTAGAGAGAGATATGAAAACTACATCACTCCTTTGATTCAGGGACAATCAAATATTAAATTATCCACTAGACCAAAAGGTGGAGATTTAATTTGGTTTCCTCTAGATGATCGCATATATGAAATTAAAGATGTAGAATATGCGAAACCATATTATCAATTGCAAGATCTTTATGTCTATGAGTTATCTTGCGAACTCTTTCAGTATCAAGATGAAGTTATTGCAACTGGAATTGATGAAATTGATAATGAGTTATTGGGAAATGAAGTTGATGGATTGACTGATGATGGTATTAGTACCATTCGGGGAATAACTCAAACTCTCACAATGGTTGGAACAGCAGTCACCGCTACTGCTATTACAGGACTTGTTGATGGTGGTGTGAGATCGTTTACAATAACCAATAGAGGTGGTGGATATGGAATGGTTCCAACTGTTGAGGTAACTGCAGCACCTTCAGGTGGAGTAAATGCCGTAGGTATTGCCTCAATGATTGGTGGTATCAATGTTTGTAATCTTAATGTAAATCCAAAATTCCAATCAGTTCAGAGGGTTGATGTTGCAAATCCAGGTTCTGGATACACAGTGGCACCTACAGTAACTTTTAGAACCACTGATGGAACTGGTAGTGGCGCTGCAGCAACAACCGTTATTGGAGACGATATTGTTGGTGTAGTCACAATTACAAACGCTGGCGGAGGATATATCACAAATCCAAATATTTCATTTACCAATGAAATATTTAAATCTGGCGTAACGACTGTTTCAGCAGCTGCAACTGCTGTAGTTTCTGCTGCAGGAACGATAACAAATATTTACTTGACAAATGCTGGTCTTGGATATTCAGTTGCACCAACTATTTCTATCGGAGCACCAATAACAGGTACAAACATTGGAAACTTTATATTTAATGAAATTGTAACAGGATCTACTAGTAACACAACCGCAAGAGTTAGATCTTGGGATGCAGATACAAATGTTCTCGAAGTTGCAAATATTTCTGGAAGTTTTTCTGCAGGAGAAACTTTAACAGGATCAACTTCAGGCGCTACTAGAGTTCTGAAAGTCATAGATAAAACCATTGATAATGATCCATATGCAGATAACTTTGATATTGAAACTGCTGCAGATGCAATATTAGACTTTAGTGAGCAGAATCCATTTGGAATACCCTAAATAGTTCTACTGCAGGTAATGGTTTAAAGTTTAATCATGTTTGAATACTTTTACAACGAAATTTTGAGAAAAACCATTATTGGTTTTGGAACTCTGTTTAATTCAATGGAGATCCAACAGGAAGGTTCTGTTGTAAGAGTACCTTTAGCATATGGACCAACTCAGAAGTTTTTAGCTAGAATTGAGCAATCACCAGATCTTAATAAACCAATGGCAATTACTTTGCCAAGGATGTCTTTTGAATTTACTGGACTTACTTATGATGCTAGTAGAAAAGTAACTACAACTCAAACATTTGTCGCAAAAGACAAAAATGATGGAACTGAAACTCGCAAAACTTATATGCCAGTTCCATATAATATGCAATTTGAATTGAGTGTTTATACTAAACTAAATGACGATGCTCTTCAAATTGTAGAGCAGATTTTACCTTATTTTCAACCCGCATATAATCTTTCCATTGAACTGGTTGATGAAATTAGGGAGAAAAGAGATATTCCTATTGTGTTAGAAAATATCACAATGCAGGATGATTATGAAGGCGATTTTACTACTAGAAGGGTTTTATATTATACTTTAAGATTTACCGCCAAAACATACCTCTTTGGACCAACCAAGTCTGCATCCAAGGATATCATCAAGAGATCTACTGTCAGTTATCTTGTTGGAACAGATACTACAAATACAAGAAGAGAAGTTACTTATTCTGCTACTGCAAGAGCACTTAAGTCTTACACAGACAACGTTGTTACTACATTGGCATCAGACATCACAGCAACAGCAAAAACTATTGAAGTTGCTGATGCCACTGGTATCTTGGCAGACAAATATATCTTCATTGGAGATGAAGAATTATATGTAAGGTCAAAGACTGGAAATAAACTAACTGTAGATAGAGGAAGAGACAATACTGCTGCTACTAAACATGTTGGTGGTTCTGAGGTCAAAGGTATTGACTATACCACCACAACTACAAGTATTGGAACTCTTGGTGCAGATAGTGCTCTTATTGAAGATGGTGATAACTTTGGTTTTGATGGTGGATTTATCTAATGACTAAAAACTTTGACGATCTTAACGAAACTTTCAATGTGTCAGATGATGTTGTAAATGCGGAAGTAGTTAAAAAAGAAACTGTGGTGCCAAAAGCACAACTTGATGACATTAAAAAAGATTACGAATACACTAGAGGTAATCTTTATTCCATCATCGAAAAAGGACAGGAAGCATTGAACGGTGTTCTTGAACTCGCTCAAGAAAGTGAGATGCCAAGAGCATATGAAGTTGCAGGTCAGTTGATTAAAAACGTTGCAGACGCGACTGATAAATTACTTGACCTTCAAAAGAAATTAAAGGACGTAGAGGCAGAGGAAAAGGTCAAAGGACCATCTACTGTTAACAATGCATTGTTTGTTGGATCAACAGCAGATTTAGCAAAGATGCTGAAGGATGGACTTAAGAAGGATCCTAAATAAAGAGGAAGGGAGAGAAATCCCGAAGTATTAAGTACTAATAAAATGTCTAAGGATTTGCCCTCATATGAGGATTTCGATGGAGATGAAAGTCTACCGTCAATAGAAGATTATATTACAGAAGAGAACGCAGAGGATCTCCCTTCTGTAGAAGATTTTATTGAAGAAGAAAAAGAAGTAATAAACGAAGAAACGGTAACTATAGAAGACGCTGACGGAAATACTTTCGCAGAAGTAAAAGATATTATTCCACCATTTCCAGAATTAATCCGTCTGATTAATGATGTCAGGGAAGAGATTCCTGATATTCCAGAGATTAAGTATTACGATAAAGAACTTGAGGAACTTGCAGAGCAAATCTCGCAACTTCCTGAAGTAAAGTATTACGATAGAGAAGTAGAAGCAATCTGTGATCAGATTGACTTAGTTAGATCTCAGATTAAAGATCTTCCAGAGGTCAAGTATTATGATGAGCAGGTGGATGCTATTGAAGACAGAATTGATAGTCTTCAAACTGATGTAGCAAACCTTCCTGAGGTTAAGTATTACGATGCTGAGATTGAAGCGATCTGTGAAGCAATTGATCAAGTTAAAGCATCGATTCCTAAGTTTCCTAAATGGATCAATGAAATAAATGAAGTTCCAGACTTCTCTTGGATTGGCAAAACCTTTAGTGTTATTGAAGATGACTTCATAAAAGTCTCCGATAAAATTGAAGGATTGCGAGGGAAAGTTGAATATGACCTTGAGCAACTATCTGAAGATTTAGAGACAAAGTACTTTAACAATGCAGTCAAGATTGATTCTGATATCAATGATCTTGATAGTAAAGTAAACGTTCGTATTGACGAAGAGAAAGAAAAAATCTGGAAGGAGATGAGATCTTCATCTCTTAAAATGTGGGAGTACCACAAAGAGTTTAAAGATGATGATCGTAAACTTAAGAAACAGATTCTTGGAGAGTACAACACTCTAAAGAAAAATATCAATAAAGAACTAAAGGAGATTAACTATACCAGTGTAAAAACTGATGAGTTACTTCTTAAGTATTTTAATGAATTGAAGGAAGAGATTTCTAGTCTTCCTGAAGTCAAGTATTATGATAAAGATATTGATTATGTAAAGTCTGATATCAAAGGTCTTTATAAGATCATTAAGGATATTAAGTCTTCTCAAAAGAAACTGCAGGAGGAGCAGAAACTTTTAGCAGAGACTAATGTTCCTCTTGGTGCAGATCCACCAGATACTGATAATCCAGATCCTCTTACTCCTATTGATCAGAACTTTGTAACTCTTGATCAGTTACAGCAACACTATAAAAGATTCGTAGAGAGAGTACAGTATCAACTCGGATCCATTGGTGGCGGTGGTGCTGTTCGTTTAGATGATTTGGATGATGTAGATATTTCAAATTTGGGTGATGGTAGATTCTTAAGATATGATGCAAGTATTAGTAAGTTTACTTTTGCACCAGTATCTGCAACTAATCTGGAACTGATTGCAGGAGATATTCAATCCGGTATTCTCACAACAAATAGTACAAGTCCAGCAGTTGTAATGTCCATAAGTGCAACAACTTATAGATCAGTAAACTATCAAATTCAGGTAACTGAAGGAACTAACT